AAAATATTTTATTATATGTGGAATCAATCTTACTATCCATATATAATATTTTCAATTTTGATCAGTCTCTTTTTAGTATATATTTTTATTCGCCTCAAATATGGTTTTTGGTTTTATCAACCAGTATTCCATATTTATGATTTGAAATACTATTTTTTCCCCCCAGGAATTATAAACCATGGTTTACCGGAAAAAAACAAATACACTAATTTTACAAATATAGACACAATTTCTTTTGAAAAAGTCTCTGATTTAAAAATGAATCAGTTTATCAACTTTATTCAACTTCATTATTTGCAAAACAAATATAACCAGTTCTTACCTAAAAAAGAAAATATAGTTCCTTATTTTTCTAATTTAAACGCCTCTGTTTTTTTTTCATTTTACTATGAAGATATAGTTTTAAATGATTCTAAAACAAGTGAGCTTATTAGCGATAAGAAAATTATTAGTGTCGCAACATCAAAGCCTTTACACATTAAAATAAATAATGAGTCAATTGATTCACAATTTTATGCTTATTATGTAGATTACTTATGCGTTGATAAGGATTATAGAAAAAAAGGAATTGCGCCTATGATGATTCAAACACATCATTATAATCAAAGTCATCTAAATAAAGACATATCAGTCTCGCTCTTTAAGAGAGAAGGCGAGCTTACTGGTATTGTTCCACTATGCGTTTTTTCCACATATGGATTTTCTATGAAACGATGGAATAGACCAGACTCGTTGTCGCCAAATTTAAATGTGTTGGAATGCACGGCATCTAACTTTCATTTTTTAGTTGACTTTTTGAAAGAAAGAAAGCGCTACTTTGATATTTTTATAATAGCAGAATATGCAAATATTTTAGGTTTGATTAAAAGCGGCAATATTTTTATACATGCTATTTTACAAAATGACCAGATTCTGTGCGTTTACTTTTTCAGAAAAACGTGCATATTTGTTGACAAAGGTGAGGAAGTTGTAACCTGTTTTGCAAGCGTCAATGGGTCAGCAAGCAATGAAATTTTCATACAGGGATTCAAAAATTCGCTGTATAAAATAATAAAAAAAAATAAAGCATTCAAATGTTGCGCCATAGAAAATATATCGCACAATGATATACTTGTGCAAAACATTTGTTTGAAAACTAAACCATTTATAGTTTCGCCAACGGCGTACTTCTTTTATAATTTTGCGTATCCAACTTTTAAATCGAATAAGGCAATTGTACTTTGTTAGTCCGTTTTTTTTCTAAAAGTGGTCTATCTTACATATTTGCCGACGCGAGAGAAACTATCAACAATAAATATAATAAATATGCCTAAAAAACTATAGAGGACAACCTCTTCTGTGACATTATTTGTTCTCTCGTCTTGCTTCTCTTCCAAAAGATGAATCATATAATTCAGTTTTGCTATTAAAACATCGTTACTTGTTCCAGGACCCATTCGTTTTCCGTCGGAATCCATTGCATCTTGATAATAACTTCTATTGTTGCTAGAGTTTTGCCCCGCGGTTGCAGTTGCATTTGTATTTGCATTTGAATAATTGGGAACAAATTTTTTGTAGTATTCTTCAGCACTTTTATTGTCACCATAGTTCGTATTAAAATTGTTTAGCTCGTAGTTATCATCATTATCTCTTGGCAAAGGTTGCTTTCCTAAACTAGGAATATATTCCTGATTGGTAGAGCCTTTGGAAGGGTCAATATTTTGCATCGCTTCTCTAGTCAAAGCTGCTCTAGTAGCGCCAACAGAAGTTGGCGGCGGCGGGGGAGAAAAATCTGCTAGATTTGATTCATCTTCCTCTTCATCTTTATTATGAATAGTTTCTAATACTTTACTCACTTTATCGGTAAACCCTTCGTACCTTTTTTGCGTTCTTTTATGTGAGATTTTTTTTTTATTTATTAAATTTTCATCATCATTTTCATTATATAATGCTGGAGTTAATAGTGAAGACATTCTTATTAAAAAATAAGATAATAATTTATTAAACAAACTGAAATAAAGTATTTGATTTTTACTAAATAAAATACTTTTGAAAAAAGTATTGCAATACTACTTTTGAAAAAAGTAGTGCAAAATACTACTTTTTTCAAAAGTAGTGCAAAATACTACTTTTGAAAAAGTAGTGCAAAATACTACTTTTGAAAAAGTAGTGCAAAACATTTTATAAAGTATTGCAAAAGGAAAAATAAAAATATATTGTAAAATTATATAATGGAGCCTTTTGATTTAACAACTACAAATGCAATGAGTATTTTAGGCATTTTATTAGTATTCATTCTTTTTTTTGAGCCTAGAATTTATGGAACTATGATACATACGTTTTTAGGAAGATTAACATTGCTATTCATTTTAATACTTATTACTAGTTATAATCATATTTGCGGATTAATTGCTCTTATATTAATTATTAGTCTTTTTGAATATTATGATAGTTTTGAAAGCATGGCAAATATGAATATTAGTTCCCACATTCCTATACGAGACTTAGAAATTGATTCCTCTTCTAATGTTGATGCAATGGATATTTCAAAAAAAACTGAATTAGATATTATGTCAAAACCCAAAAGTTCTAAGCAGTTAAGTTTTAACAGCAGCACTTCGAGTGCAGATGCGTTACCTAGCGAAGCTTCAGTAACAAAAACGGCTACTAAAGATGGATTTGCAAATATGTTTGGCTCAGAATATTCCCAGTTTTGAAAATTTTTCAGGTTTAATTTTTTTATAGCTATAAGTTAATGAAAACCAAATTTTCCTACCTTTTTCCATACTTTTTTCTTTTAACAATTGTAGTCCTTTCTTTATTGGGAGGGCTACTAATGCGTTCAGTAGAACATGAAGGAATGTTTTCATATCACTCTATATTTAATTTGGTTCCTAGACTACACGAAATATAAAAATTGCGGTAAATTTTTATATTTGTTTATATTAATTATATATGCCTAAACAAAAATCTAATAATCAACCCATACATAATAATCCATTTACAAATTTTTTTGGTTTTGTTCACGACCATATTATGTTTTTAAATAGTAGTAAATTTTTTGCTGGGATAGTTATGATAATGTTAAACGTAGGGTCAAAATTTATAACCATCCAATTTAGCAAATCTACTGAGGAATATTTGAAATATTCTATAAGTAAGCAGATACTTGTTTTTGCAATGGCATGGATGGGCACTCGCGATATTTATACTGCGCTAGCGTTAACAGCAATTTTTGTTGTTTTGTCAGATCATTTATTTAACGAAGAAAGCCATTTATGTGTAGTCCCGTATAAATATCGTGTTTTAAATAAAATCATAGATGCAAATACTGATGGAAAAGTAAGTGAAGCTGAATATAATAATGCTATTGCAATTTTAGAAAAAGCCAAGAGAGAAAAAAATCTAAAAGCACAAAAAGATGCATTATTAAAATTTGATTATGGTAAAAATCAATAAAAACTTAATAATCTTAATGTATTATAAGAATGTCTATTCCTAATACATTATCTATTTTTATTAATACAAGAATACGTGGTAATTCAAAAATAAAGTATTCTCCGTCAATGAATGTAGAAGGAGATAATAACAAAGAAGTCTATTTTGACCCCCTTATAAAACTTAATTATAGTGTTGTAAATACTATTCCAAAAGGGTTGCCGTCGTCGGAAATATTTACGCAATTTTTTAGCAAAAGCCAATTTAATAGTTTAATTCAAAGAACATTAGGCTCGGGTTCACAACTTAAGAGAACCTTAGTTCAATCGAAAAAGTCGGGAGTAATAGATAATAATATTCGTATTACATTAGACACATTATTTAAAAGTGGAAACGCTTTTTATTTAAATGGCAAACGTTTTACAATTTATGGTTATGAATGGGAAACGGGTGATTGGGAAGTACAATCTACAAAGTCTGAAAAAATGAATAAAGCATTAAAAACGTATACATCACCAAGTTATGGTAATATGCCGTATCCATATTATCCGCCTCAAATGCCATTTAGACCTTATTTTCAACCTAGGTCCAATCAGTTATTTCCCCGCAGGCCTTTAAATCCTAATGGATTTAATAATAATAGTAGATACAATATTAACGAGTATGGTAACGAGTATGAAGATGAATATCCATATTTTGAACCAATTGATGTTGATCCTGAAGCTCTTGTGGGAGACGTAGATCCAAATGTATCAAAACTAGAACGCGCGGCCGCAGCTGCTGGAGCAGGATCAGTTTTAAAAATAACTCCAAATCCACCACTAGTACCGCCACCAGTACCGCCACCGCTCCCGCCAAAGCCTAAACCAAAACCAAAACCCGAACTAGAACCCGAACCCGAGCCCGAACCCGAGCCCGAGCCTGAACCTCAGCCTAAACCTAAACCGGTTATTCCAAAGGCTAAAGATCGGCTTTGTCGTGAATTTTTTAAGTATTACACGGAAGGTTTCAAAAAAGGTCTAATTAGAACCCCCATAACTCCGGCATACATGAATAGTATTAACCAATGGACAATACAAGAAAATGAAGCAAGTGGCGATTGTTTTGTTGAAGCATTGCGAGATTCATTAAATGGCTATAATGCAAAAGCCTATGATAAAAATAAAATTATTGTTGCGCCCTACTATAATGCTAGAACAGGATTATACTCAGTATCTTCGCTTCGTAGCGCAGTTGCTGATTATATTTTGACGCCTCCAGGCCAAATAATATACGATAATTTAGTTGCCGTAACGCAAGCTGAAATAGCTAGACTTAAAAAACCATCAGATAAAATATCAGAACGTTTTGAATTTATGGTTGACAGCCTCAATAACATTTATTCTAGAGAAAATGTTGCTAGAAGAATGGCACGAGCAGCAACCCCATCTGAAAGGGTTCTTGGCGATCCCGTAATGAGACCAGAAGAGTATTATTGGGGAGACGTGATAGCTGTCAGTTGTTCAGAAGCCATTTTTAATATTAAGATTGTTCTTATTTCTACAGACTCTTCATCAGTAAGAGGACAAAACGGATCACTAACAAGTTTTACAGATCAAAAAGGCAATGAAATTATAGGAACTATTAAAAATGCAAAACGCGAAGGATTAGATCCACGTAAGTTTACTGCAGATGTTGAAACTGATGAGTATGTTACATATAATAATATTCCAGCTAAGTCAATGCATCAGATGCCTAGATACACAATTTATTGTCATGACACAGATGCAGACTTGAGTGCGGTTGATAAATTTATTTTTATGTTATATTCAAACGAAAATCATTTTGAGGCACTTTATGTTGAAAAAGCAAGAGATAATCGAAAATATTTGTTCAATGCCGCTGATATGCCTAGTTATATAAAGTATATGATTTTTGAAAATTGTTATAGAATTCTACCGCCAGCTGAACGTAATAACTCAAGTTATGGAGAAATACTCTCTCTTAGAAAATATCTTAATGATTTAATAGTTCTTCATGATGCAAAAGTTCGTAATGGACCAGATGCGCTTAAATCCTCTAATAAAAAACTACTTAATGGCGGCTCTATTACTGGCGGTCAAAGTTTTCCAAGATATGCAGTTGGTTATGATTCAAACTTGACGTATTATATTGTTATTGATTTAGAAGTTTATCCTGGAGATCATATTCCTTTGGAAACTAAAGCGTCGCTAGCATGTCAAATACAATATGAAAAAATAAGACAATCGTATGCAGACTTATTTGGTCTTGTTTATCAAGCAAAAGAATTAAATCTTACCGAGGAACTTAATAAAAAATATTTTACAAAAAAAAATAGAACAAAAAATGATTCTGCAAAAAATAATACTAGGCGCATATAATTTTTCAAGATTGCAAGTTGTAAAATTTAGCACTTCCTGCGTCAAAATAACTTCCTATGTTTGCAATAGTTATTTTATCTGTATGAAACCCATAGCACCGGTCTAAAGTATTTTCATAATATGATACATTTGATCTTTCTGTCTCGCTATATTCGTCTCCTATTTTTACTTTTCTAGCCAACCAATCTTCATAATAGTGACGTCTATCTGTGTTAAGAGGATGTTCAACTCTATTAATATACGACCCGCGAGCGTACCAAAAATTTGTCCATAGCCACCCACACCCACCAGAAAAAATTCCTATTTTATCTATTTTGGGAAATATAGTAAAAATTTCTTTTATTTTTTCAACGTCTTTCAAAATTTCATTGTAGTTATCATTTCTATTACATTCATATGATGCGTTATGCGTAACACCCCTTGAATGAAAGTATAAAATAATATCATTTTTTTCTTTATAAAGTTGTCCCAGTTCCCATACTTTCTTTATTCCTCTATATTCATATTCGTTTTCATAGTAACATTCAATATTGACTTTTGGAAATAATTTAAATACTCTTTCTTTAAAATTGTATTCTTCTTCTTTTGATATTGTTGCAACTATATATATTGTTGCGTCCATATAGTTTATTAAATTAATTTGGTTTATTAACCAATCAAAATAATTTGTATTGCATTGGCAATTTATGAAATAAACTGCATAAATATTGTAACTTATTTCGTTATTTAAATCTATTTCTGTTTCAATATTTACATAGTGTTCATATTTTTTGCATACTATTTTCATATTTATTTACTCAAAATAAAAAATATATATATATGAACCGCATTTTTGAAATTACAATAATTAGTAGTTAATTTAGATCAATCAAATAAATATTTTCTTTTATGAAGGAATTTATCAAATTTTGTGGTATTTTACTAAAATCAATTAAAACTTTATTCATTTCATAGGATGCATGCGCATTTTCTTTTGTAAGACGCTCTCCAAAATAGTCTGGGTTTGTAAAACACTTGAAGGCTGTTTTTGGTCCGCACTTTTTAATTACTGATGGAATATTATCGCTGAAGTCACCCATGACAATTTTACAAAATAAATCTGCGCTTGGATTTCCTGTTGAGCTCTTTTTATCCGCTAGATTGTTGAATTTCAGGTCAAAGATTTTCACTCTAGGTTCAACTAGCTGCAAATAATCTTTATCGCTTGTAATTACATATATCGTACATTCTTTATACATATCAAGAATGTATTTTACAGAAATGGCTATGCAGTCATCTGCTTCCAACGTTGGATAACTAAGAATGGCCTTAGCCCCGCCTGCTTGAAAAAGCGCCTCTTCATACGCCATTTTGAAAAATGGCCCACCCATGAAGCCGTCTTCAGTTCTATTTGCCTTATATTTTTTGAATATATTCATGCGCCATATTGTTTCTCTTGGGCAATCCTTGCCAACAAATATACTGGGGTTTGCATTTTTTTCGAGCGCTAAGTTCTTAGGAATTTTTTGAATTGTTTCGATAAAAGTTTTCTTAAACTTTTCAACGAAAACCTCGTTTTGAAATGGATCCATTAGTGGGTTCTCGGGATGCGCACTTTTCCACCATGTCATAAGAGAGAAATAGCGATAGAATATAAAGTAACTTCCGTCGATAAATATGAATACAGGTTTTGCCTGCATCTACTTGTTGTTATGTAGTAGTTCTCTAATTATTAAAATTCAATTTTATTTAAACCAAAGAAGAATAGTCTTAAGCGGATTAAAAGTTCTATTCGCGCTAATTTATAGTAATATATTTATACAAATGTTGTTTATTTTTTTACATATTTTTTGTTATGATGCGTGGTTTTATGTATCCCATATTATTTTACATAAACCAAAGATTTACGGCCTTATACACAACATTCATCATTCTACACCAGTAAATAAATTAGACTATATGTCAACACACATCGCACATTACGCCGAAAATATTGTGCAACCATTAGGAATTATTATTCCTTGTTTTATTGTTGAGTATAACCCTGCCGCCCTAGTTACATCTTTTATTGTGATAAGCATACGAGGAATGCTTCGCCACGACGATAGATTTTCCTGGCTAATAGGAAATCACCATCTACTGCATCATAAACATGTTTTCTATAACTTTGGCGAATATTGGATTGATTGTTTATGTGGGACGTGTTACCCTAACAAAAAAGAATATGTATATGGGAAAACATACACGTAAGAATATATATTAGCAAAACAAAATCCAAATTTTTCCAAAACTTTTTTGGAAGGTCTGTTTTTGGACATTTATAAATGTCCAATTTTGAAAACCTAAAATACTTTTGACTTTTTTTTGGAATTCTACTGAAAAAAAGGCACTATGACCAAAATGCAGCGAACAATATGATGGTTCTTTTTAATTTTGTTACTGAAACTTTTTTAAGTAAATAAAATTTATTTGAAAACTATTTAGGGAATATTAAAAAAATCTTAAAAAGGCTTTTTCATATTTTAAGATTTTTTTAATATAGAGCTATTTTACAAGTTACATCAAATGCCTAAAAATGAAATAGATTACTCGAATACGATAATTTATAAAATTACTTGTAAAAATTTAGACGTAAAAGACGTCTACATTGGGCACACAACAAACTTTGTACAAAGGAAACATTCGCATAAACAAAGTTGTGTAAACGAAAATTCTTGCAATTACAATTGCAAATTATATAAAGTTATAAGAGAAAATGGGGGATGGAATAATTGGAATATGGAGATAATAAATTTTTTTAATTGTTATGACCATTATGAAGCTAGAAAAAAAGAACAGGAATATTTTGAATTGTTTGGTGCAACATTGAACAGCATAGAGCCAATGCCAGCTCCAAAACCAAAAGTTGCATCATCATTGCCGGTCTGCATTATAAAAAAAACTGATTTTAATTGCGAATGTTGCAAATACACTTGTTCCAATAAGTCTGATTTTGATAAACATTTATCTTCAAAAAAACATCTATACCGGTTTGGAAACAAAATGGTAACAGATTTTGCCCCCGAAAGCCTCCATAAATTTGTCTGTATAGATTGTGACTTTAAATGCAGCAAAAAACGTGACTACGACAGACATTTATCCACACGTAAACACGAAAAAAGTGGTAAAGGTAACACTTTGGTAACAAATGGTGACATAAAAAGCGCAAAAAGCCCCTCCGTCACTACATTTACGTGCAAAAGCTGCACTAAAATATATAAATCTAGAAAAGGATTATGGTCGCATCAAAAAAAATGTGAACCTGTTGTCGAAGAATCCAGTGCAAATCTTTCAAAAGATGACATCAAAGAGCTTCTAAAACAGAATCAGGAATTTAAAGAACTTATAATTGATCAAAACAACAAACTTTTTGAACTTGCGAAAGAAGGTCGGGTTGTTCATAATAATACAACAAACAACACTACAAATAACTTCAATTTGAATATGTTTTTGAATGAAAAATGCAAGGATGCACTCAATATTGCAGACTTTGTGAATTCACTGAAACTAGAACTAACCGACTTGGAAAATACTGGGCGGCTGGGATACGTTGAAGGAGTTTCAAGAATAATAATTAGAGGTCTCAAAGAATTGGATGTATATAAACGTCCAATTCATTGCAGTGATGTCAAGAGGGAAACCATGTACATTAAGGATAATAACGCATGGGAAAAGGATGATGATGAAAAGAAAAAGCTTACTCGTGCTATAAAACACATTTCCGTAAGAAATGCGAAACAGGTTGGGGCTTGGACTAAAGAAAATGTCGGATACAATATAGCGTCAAATAAGAAAAGCGATACTTATTTGAAAATTGTTTCAGAAGCTAATGGCGGCGAACCGGAAGAAATAAATAAAATTATTAAAAATATTTCTACAGAAGTTAAAATTGACAAAGCATCTTCATTAACCTAATAGCGGGAACTACTTTGTTAGTTTAATTCATAATGATAATTTGCAAAAGAAATCTTAATTGGTTTTATAATACTAATAAAATAATTAGCGCTTATAAATATATTTTTTAAAATAAAGTAAAAAATTATCAATGTTATTACTAATAAAATTATTAATATGTAGTTTAAATAAGAATAAAGTTTTTTAATATTAAAGTTAAAATTAAGAAGATTAACAACTTTATTAATAAACTCTTTATTTTTAAGGTTACAATAAAAAGATTGTTCAATAAAATCTTTGTATATTGAAATTTCAATATCATTTGCTTCCAATAATTTTAAACACCACAACTGACAATTAAAATTACTTAAATCATATTTATGAAAATTTGTTTTTCCAATTTTTGCGAGTCCATTATTTAAAAAATTATTTAAGCTAAAATCCTTTTTAAGATTTATAGTTATACAATTTTTATTGTTTGCATTGTCGTTATTTTGATTTATTGTATACGCGTTTATTATGTTATTTTTTTCAAATATAATTGTTTTATTTAATTCTTCCAATTCAAATTCAAACCAAACGTGATATGAATTTACAACGTTGTGCTGTTTCATTTTACTGCTATAATCTCCAAAGCTTACTAAATCTGCTATAAGAACAACTATATTTGGAATAATATCTCTGCAAACTTTCAAAGTTATAATTTTTTTATTTCCATATTTTTCTAATATTTTTTTAACCTTTCTACTATATTTTGGTTTTGAAGTGTTATTCATTTTTTTTATAATTTTGCATAGATGACTAATATTTGAAGTCCATTTTTCTATAATATTTAAAATACGATAAAACATTTATTTTAAATATTTATTTTTTTTTTAAATAAATTACATAACACTTCGTCTACTACATTTTTATGGGAATAATGCTGGATTGAAGTAAGCAAAATAATATAAGCGTAATATATATGGAAAATATTGCGTTAATATTTTCATATTGGATATTTTTGTGGTATTTACTTTACATATTAAAATTAGTTGAATACAATCCTAAATTTGCTATACTTTGTGGGTTACTTGAAAACTTATTTATTCTGATTCTAATGTTTTACTATGGAACAAAGAAGAATTTGGTTTTGTTATTTTTAATAATGATGATTGTTTTGAAAATAATACCGCTTTATAGCGTCTGGTGCAAAAAAATATACTTCAAAGACATAGTGTTTACATTTGTTTTATTTGGCATTTACTTGATCTGGATTGTTTTAAATAAAAAATCAATTTCAGATTTTACTAGGCAAACAATGGATTTAATTTTGCATAATAAAAATACATTCCCGGGCATGATCTTTCTAAATGATAACGTTATTCCTAGTAAATAAATTTCTTATTAGACTGCTTTTATTTCATACGCATCCCTCCAGATAAGAATTGCGTTGATTTTATTAAAGTCGATTTCGCACTCGCTTGTGTTGAATGCGTCTTGCTTATAAATTTTTTCTATGCAACCATTTTTGTCAAGTATTATGTTTCCAACAATAGCAAGGACGTGGTTATAAATTATTTGAGAACCTCGTTTCAAAAATGCGCTGTATAAGTTTTTTTCGAATGTTACGTAAAAGTGGTCAATGTATATATTTTCATACTTGTTAATTCGATTATTAAGAGGCATGCTAACAATTTTATAAATTGTTCCGGAATGTGCTAATGCAGGATTATATCTTTCAAAAATGGCTACATCATCGCCATTTTTAAAATTGTGCTTTTCAATTAAAAACTCTATCTTCATCTTTATTTTTATTTAAGAATAAAAATAAATATTATTCAATTTTTTCCATTTTACACTTTTGGACATTTAAATTGCCGAGTTTTTTTCTATAATAAATGTAGAATGAAATCTAGAAGGATAGAAGGATTTATTGATTATGGATCTTGGAAAGATGGTTCTTCTGTATTTAAAAATAATAAAGGATATTATATAATTAGTATTAATAATAATGGTGATGAATATAAAAAATATCTAAAAAATTGGAAACCCACGGGTGAGTATGAACCATTATATTTAGATAAATCAAAGAACAGATGGATTACTCAAAAGAAATGGATTACTCAAAATCAAAAATTAAACAAATTAAAAAATAAAACAAAAAAAATTAACAGACCATCACCGCCTTATCCTGCAAATGATTATTGCGGGAAAAATAAAAAAGGAAATGACGGAAATATGTATACATCAACAAAAAATAAACTTGGTATATGTAGATGGATAAAATTGTAGCGGGGAACCCAAGTTTAACCAAGTAAGACCCCATCCTGCCCTTTGGGAAATACCATTTTCAATAACAACTTTTATTTATTGAAAATTAACATTTTTATTCCAGGCTAGTTTTATTAGAATGAAGCTGCACTAAATATCTAAGCTGACTGTGTTCTTATCCGACTTTTGCCTGCGCTTGCTCTTTTTTGGCATGTTACCATCGTTTTGCAAGTCCTTCAAATCTGTAATGCTAATGGTACTGCTATCATTTGTCTGACTAGAAGGGTCCTGAATATTTATAGTCTTTGTTTTTAATCCTGAAAGAATTTCACTGATATCGCTAGGTCCTTTCATTTCGGGGCGATTTGCGGGTCTTCGTGCGCTGCGTTCCGCTTCGTCGGGCCGGGAAAAATTTTCTTGGATATTAATTCCATCGTCCATCTTTACTCCACTAGCAGAAAAATTGGGCCTACCCGAATAACTATTATTGCCTCCTCTACTTACAGAAGGTGGTGGTGCAAATGGGCTTTGGGTTGCCATAGGAGGAGGAGGGGGAGCGCCACGAGGCACTTGTGGCTCTGAGTTCATAACATTATTCATAAAACCACTGAATCCCGGGTTTGTTTGGCTCATTGAGTTAACAGCAGCTGTTTGAAATTGACGCATTAAATCGGGGTGTTGACGCAAAATATCATCCATGCCAGGCATAGATGACTTGAACATGGTATTCGTCATATGAACCATCATTGCACCACCGCCAAGTTGAAATAATAACTTGAGCTCAGGAGCCAAACTTGCTTTGGTCTTATATTTTTCATAAAGTTCGCCAAAAACCTCATCATAGTCAGTAATATTCTCATTAATTTGTTCGCCCCAGCCATCCAATTTAATATCAAAAGGGTCAAAACGTCCGTTTAAAAATTCGATACCATTAATAATTGCCATGAGCATGTTACCTTGAAACTTCACAGAGTTTTGCTTTGATTTTTCTTCCATAATTGTCTCATACTCTCCTTGCATTTCAAGGAGCGACGACTCCATTGTATATTTCTTTGAAAGCTCGACTCCCTTTTTCTCTAAACCTTCAAGCTTGCGCAAATACTTGAACTTCTCGCGTAACATTTCTTCTTTAGACATTTGGGGTTGGGATGAAATATTCTTTTCAGGATTAATGGGGATATCGTTGAATTTTGCAAACCCGTCCCAAGTTTTATTGTTTGGGTTGTTTGAAGATGCAGTGGCTTCACCAATGCTTGGCGCATCATCAAAACGAACTTTGTGGCTATTATCATCGCCGGATTTGTTGATGCTAAAAATGTCTGATTTTTTTTGAAACGTTCCGAATGACCCACTTTCCGATTGGTCCATTCCCGTATCATCGGCTAAAGCATTCAACTCATTCTCAAGCGCATTGAGTTCTTCAATATTGATATCGCTAGTTTGTTTACCCACGCTTTCTTTTACTTTGTCATTCATTAATAGTTCAATTCCGCCTCCAAAATTTGCAGATCTCAATTTACTACTTCCTGAATTATTATCGTTCGTTGTTTCTCTATCAAAGGTTAAATTTGATATATCTATTATGTCGGACTCCAGCATTATTATGATTTAATAAGAACATATAATTTTAAGTAATACGAATTAATATATATATTATTTTAGTTCGTATGTGCAAGCAATTTTATACTTTTTTCATATACCACAAACCCTGTAAAAGAGAATCTGCTAGGTCGTCCCTTTTAGTGTGGTTTTTGAAATAATCAAGCCAAGAAATATAGTTTCCATTATTGTTTAATAATTCTAAACATTGTTGAATTCCCATTTTTTTTCTATCGCCATATGTTGATTTTTCTTTTTCTTTGCCTTTTTCTTTGGCTTTTTCTTTGGCTTTTTCTTTTTCTTTTTCTTCTTCTTTGTCTAAAGAGGCTCCTTGTTTGAGTTTGTTTGATGCTGAAATAAATTCTATTTGTTGATTTGTGTTTTTCATTATAAAGTATTGCGCTATCATACCCTGTATTGTTTTCATTCTGTTTGCTATCGGACTAATTTGATTTTCAATTATAACAACATCAATATTAGGTGCGTCTTGAAAAATTGTATTGAATTTTAGCTTTATATTTCTTCCAATGGTTATCAGGTCAACTTTACTAGCATTACTAGATGATATTGATTCAAAACAGGTTTCGTGTATGTGTTCGTTCAAAAGATTTATTAGTTCGATTTTTTTGATAGGTTTTTCATATTTTACATTGTATTTATCTGCTAGTTCTAAAAGTTTTTGCAATTTTTGTTTATTTATATATGCACTTGATAGTTCGGACGTTGGAATTTGAAAGGTCTGTTTTTTAGAATGCTTGAGGCAGTAATGGCGGTCATCTTTGAAAAACTTTGCAGGTTTATTGCATTGCTGGCCAGTTTTGTCAAGTGCGCAACAAGTAAAAGTTTCACTATCTGCAACATTTATGCTATCCCACTTGATTATTTTTAGAGCCTCGCCGTTATCATTTTCTTCAAGCTTTTCTAAAAGACAAAATGCTAAATTTTTTATTCCAACGTCGATACTAAGTACTTTCATTTTACTATTAATTTATAAAATAATCATTGTTTATATTTTTTCTTTTCTTTTAAGTTTTTTCTATAAAGATTTCTTTTTATGGTTTTTGTAATCTTTTTGGGGTTTTTTTTAACGAGTTTTTTGTTTTTTCTTGTTTTTCTTTTTCCTCCATGAAACCCATCTTTTATTAACGCTCTGCGTAATGATCTACTTGCCTGTGGTGATATTTCAATGCCGTGCTGAATTGTTTGAAATTTGGAACAAGAAAAATCAAATAATATTATATTTTTAACGCCTTTGCCATATAAAAAAAGTACAACTTCACTTAATGTGACGTCTTGGTATTCCTGTTTTTTAGGTCTCATTTCCCGAATTAATTGAATCAAATCTGGTTGCCCTGGCACGTTCAATGCATTTATTTTAAAGTCATATGTAGCATATTTAGCGGTTTCAGAGTCAGTGGTATCTCCACGCCATTCGGCATACGATCTTTCATAAACTTTTTCTAATGCTATTTCTCTATACTCACTAAGTAAATAACCACGATCTCTCGTATAAAAATAATCATCTTCATCTGGATCTGTTGGCACTCCTCTACTCTTTGCAATTTCCAATGGTTTAACCTGTTCAGCGTCATCTTCTTTTTTAAATATTTTTCCCAACTTATCAAAAAATTGTATTGCCAACTCTGTTGCTTTTGGACTAGCATCATTTACTAAATACGAAATCGCTTCTAAAATTTCTGTTTTATTTAGTAAAAGTGCTCTATTAAAAAAATGCGATGATTCGGGCACCATCAAATTGCATACGCCTGGTGCAACCATGCTAAATTTAAATAATCTTATACCGGGAGGAATATTGAAAAATATTGCTTCATTTTGTAAATCTGGATTTGGATTACTTTCGTCTGTTTCTGTTACCAAAATTTTTCCATGACATGTAACACTTATTATAATATTTTCAGGGAAATCTTGAGACATATATATATTCATGTGAAAAAGGATTATTTTTGCATGAATCTATTCATTTTTAACGCTGTTGACAGGATTTTGGTCCGTAGGGGAATAAATTGTAGGCGCAATCATTCTGGCTTGGAGTTGTTCACGTGACAAATAAGGATTTTTCAAATCACTATTGCAATATCCGTAACCAGGTTCAGACGAGTCAAACATGGACTTGTATAAAAGGGGAACATTTGATGACGGGGTTTTGCTTGTTTCTGTGTGTTGATCAAGTCCCATTTCATAGCAAGCCTCGGTTGTGTTGTAGTTCATTATTTCTAAACCATGATGAGTCAAATACTGCCTATACGCCCAGTTAGAATGAATGTTTTCTTTTTTTTGAATGCGCTTATTGATGACAGCTTCGGGCTGCCAAGAAGCATAGTTGCGCCCATCAGCCATAATTGGAGGAAAGTCAAAATGAATATTATTAGAACTTGAATAACATGTTGCCCAGCTCATTATATTATAATGTATATAATATTTTTATGCTTTTTAAAAATAATGAATTATAGTTTTACATTTTGCTACCAAGCAAAGTTAATAAATCCCCCTTTTTCATTTTAGATGCGTCCACAACAAGACCCTTTTCAGATACAAGGGTTCTTAAATTTGCTAATGAGAATTTTTTGTAATCAATTTCTTGCGGCGTTTTGGGTTCTTCTAGAGTAGTAAAATCGAATTTTTTTACTTGAGTTGTTGTTGTTGTTGCGATTGATTCATTGGCAACTTTTTCAAAATCTAAATCTGTATCTGTAAATTCTTCTAAATCATCATCGATGTTTTTGTCATCATCGTCAGTGTCATCATCTTCATCTTCATCATCTTCGTCATGATCCGCATCATCGTCTTCAAGAATCTCTAAATTTTCAAGAATATCAGCATTTGATACTTCTAAATTGTTAAAGTTAATGCTCTTAATCTTGACATCTTCTTCTGCATCTTCCTCATCCTCATCCTCATCCTCATCCTCATCCTCATCGTCTTCATCATCCTCCTCTTCATCATCGTCGGCTTCATCATCGTCTGAAACTGGAATTAAATCATTGCTCTTCTGACTTTCGGCTTGCGCTTGCATGTTAACTGGAGGCGCATTATTAAATTGCGGACGAAATTGCTGAGGCATAATAGCGTTTCCTCGAATAAAATTAATTTCCTGCGCCATAGTTGAAACTAATTCAAACATAGACGCAATCTTATGATTTTGTTCTGCGTGTTTTTGCGTAAAATACATACCTAATAACCCAATTAAAAGTAATGAAATTCCTAAAGAGATTAAAAAGGGAGTAGTAAATATATCAGATAGGGGCATTATTAAAGAAAGCTGATATATTTATATTTTTTTGAGAACGAATATTATGTTGTTTATATTTTTCAAATATTTTTATAATATTCGGGAAATTCTTTAGTTAAGTCTCTACAACCCGATACCGCACCTTGTTCAGTTAGGCGTTCCCTTCTTTTTTTTGTAAACGACTTTAACCATTTTTTTTTACTGCTTTTACATGTTTTTTGACAATAGATGTCGTCGCAATTTTTCATAAAAGCATTTTTTAGTAATTTTGCTAAAGACTTGTTTGTTTTTTTAAGAACTTTAATTGGAATGTATTTGTAGTTTTTAAACATATTGGGTTTATTTGATTTTTTACTGAATTCTTCTTCAACTCTTTCTCTTTCAGGAAGAAAAACTTTTTCACAAAACCTTTTGCATGTCTTATTTTTATTTTGCATATATATTATATATATATATATTATATTCAAAATATAAATAAAAGTTTATTTTTATTTTTTTTTTAAATCATCCATTTCTCTTCGTGTTGTCAAGAATTTCTTTTGGGTAATTCATGTCCGTCAATACTTTTATTCCTCCACGAACTTCTGAAATTCCGGGTTTCATTAAATATGTATATTTAAAATCTTGCCCCTCTTTTATTGTCTCCATTCGATGGTTCAAGATATTTTTATTTCTTTGTAATTTTTTACATACTTGAATAAAATGTGTTGTTAATATGCACTTAACATTTTTAAATTTAACCAAATACTCCATAAAGGCTAATGAACTAATAACCGCTTCATCTGGATTTGTTCCTGAATATAATTCGTCAAAAGTACACAAATGTGTTTCATCAGGATGTTTTTGAATAATATCTATAATCTCTTTGCATCTTCGAGCTTCCGCTTGAAATAAACTATCTCTTCCTGAAGTATCTGGAATATTTAAATACGAATGTATATGTTTATATGGGCTTAATTTTGCACTTTCATAAAATCCACATCCAAACTGCTGGCTAAATATTACGTTAATGAGAGTTGATTTTAATGTTGTCGTTTTTCCTGAAGCATTCGGTCCTGTGATAATAATGTTTTTGTCTAGTTTTACATTATTTTTGACAGGTTTGGCGTTGATGAGAGCTGCATAGTAAGAATTATTTAACACACATTTTTTGCTTTTTGATTTGTTTTTGGAACTGCATTTTCCAAAGGTGGCAAAGTTCACTTTCTTTGCTTCAATTTTCTGAATAAGACTTTCTATATTATCAATATAGCCATTGAACCCAAATGAAAATAAAAAAGCATCATTATACGTTTTGTCGCTATAAAGTTCATAAAAACATTTTAGTATATATCCAATTTCACTAATTTTTTTTGTGGTAAACTTATAGGCAGTAATCTTTTCTATTTTATTGCGATATTCCGAAAGAATGTCTCTATTATATTTGACAGATTCATTAAATGTTTCATATGTTTTGAGAGGCAAAGAAAATTGCAAATAGTTGTTCATTGAATCAATTGTAGCGCCTGTATAATCTTTTACATGTTTCAAATATTTATGAATATTAATCATATTTTGATTAAATTTATAGCATATTACAAAGTTTTGATAAATAGATATCATGTAAAAAACAGCCGATAATGTTATATAAATTTTTTGGTCCAGTGGAACACTATTGAAATGCGTAAATATTCGTCCGATTGCGTGACTAGATGCCAATACTTTTAGTACTTCAAGATATTCGGCTAGTGTTACATTCAGACCTTTCATTTTGACAATAAAAAAAGGAATTATAAGTATAAATATTGGAACTAAAAATGATAAAACGGGCGCTGCTAGACTATATAAACTTGTAAATTGCAAGAATTGTTCCGATTTATTTAAAAATTCGCAGAATGACCATTCAAGGTAATAATATTTTTGTTTAAAACCATTATCATTTTTAACTTCGCTCCATACATCCAACATATCTGCATAGTCTCTACACACTGACTCTGACGCCGCTTTATAAGTTTTTAAAATAGTTTGACTATCATTAAGAAAATCAATATCATCCGTATAGTATGTTTTCATTTGTTTGATGACGCATTCTGCTAGAACATTCTTTGGTTCAAATACATGATGGTATATAGGATTTGCCGAAGGGTCAATTGGTTCCACTAACTCTAAATCTTTACTAATTTCATCTTTCAACGCTATTTTTTTCTCATTATAAAAAATTGGCAATTTGAAGTGTTCATTTATATTTGATACTGACATATTATATCAAATATAGAGTTTATTTTTAACGGGTTTTACGCGCACGTTTTTTGTTTCTACGTGAGGTCGCGCGCCTTCGCTTTCTTCTAGTACCACCCCTTGGCGGAAGAGGCGAAGGATAATTTGCCTCTTTACTTTGCGAAGCGTTCCATTGCGTTTGGGGAAGGGGAGATATAATTCTTGGTCTTCTTGCATCTGGCAACTTTGGTCTTATTGAATCGGGTGGTAAAGGAGAAGGATACATGTCCGCCATTTTATATTATGTGCATATTATTTTTATGCGATAACAAGAACGATTATTAATATTATAAAAAAAATGAAGACAATAGATGTTATAGAGAAACATTGCAACTTTATATATGGTTTTGCTTCTTTTTTTTCTGATCTGTTTTTATTTTCTGACTTTATGCTATTTTCGGAATAGACTTTCATTTGTTGCTCTATATTTGGCTTGAATCTTTATATTTTTTCAAATCATTATATGTTTCAAAACAATGTGTTATTAGTTAGAAGTAGTATCGAAACTAGCGGGTAACTCTGAAATTTGGGTATTATAGTATTGCTCAATTTCCTTAATCTTTGAAACATCCCGCCTTGTAATGAAGTTAATTCCTACTCCTTTACGACCCCACCGACCGCTTCTACCAATTCTATGCAAATAAGTATGAACGCACTTAGGTACATCAAAATTTATAACAACGCTCACTTGTTGAATATCAATGCCTCTAGCAGTGACATTGGAAGAAATAAGAACACGATTCTTACCCGTTCTAAACTCTGCAAAAGAATTGTCTCGTGCCGTTTTATCCATATTACTATGAATACAACACACTGGAAAATTATCCTCAATCATAGCGTCGTACAAATCAATCACGCGCTTAACACTATTACAATAAATAATGCATTGTGAAACAGAAATAAGAGAATACAAGTCTTTGAGTGTTGAATACTTTTGTCTGTCGTCTTCAACAGCAACATAATGTTGCCTAATACCTTCTAATGTAAGTCTTTCCGCTTTCACATAAACCTTTACGGGGTCGCGCATAAACTTACTAGTAATATTATTAATATATTCAGGTAGGGTTGCGCTAAAAAGAGCCACTTGAATTGTAGTGTCAAAATGTTGAAAAATATTGTAAATTTGCTCCTTGAATCCAGACGATAACATTTCATCCGCCTCGTCCAAGATTAACATCTTTATATTCTTAGCTATAATGTTGTTGCGGCGTATCATGTCGTAGACCCGCCCAGGGCATCCTGCAATAATATGCGGAGTATTCGTTTTGAGTGCATGCGCATCATCATCAATTGACGTTCCTCCCACCAATATTTGCGTCTTTAACCCGGGCATCATAGAACCAAGAGACGATATAACGCCTTCAGTTTGAATAGTTAATTCTCTAGTAGGAGACAAAACAAGAACTTGCGTGGTATTTTCAGATAAATTTACATTGGATAGAGCTCCAATAGAAAACGCCGCCGTCTTTCCAGTTCCAGATTGCGCCTGCGCAATAATATCTCTTTTATTGAGAATTGGTCTTATAGCTTTTGACTGAATTGGGCTAGGTTTTTCAAAACCATAGGCATAAATGCCTCTCAATAAATCATTTGAAATATTGAGATCATCCCAATTGTCAAATTCATGCGAGGAATCATATGTTTCTTCCTCCGGTGTTTTGTTGTCTTCGTTTAATAACGACATTATATATTTATTTAACTTTTGTATTTAAGTGTCTTTTTTGCATTAAATTATTTAGCGGGGGAGGAGAAAAATTAACGGGGGGGGAACCCAGATTTTGCTCCACTTTTGGAAAAAGTGGAACGTGAGTTTTGCTCCACTTTTGGAAAAAGTGGAAAAGTATATATAAATAAAAAATTGATATAAACGAAAATAATAATATAACATAGTACACTTGTTTATGACTGCAATATTAAAATATACATTGAAGGATTTTACGAATATAACTTTTGATGGCTTTGACTTTGCACTCCCCGAAGAAACAATTGCGCTTATTTCTGAGCTGGCTCTAGAAGTTGGTTCGCCCTCTTATATTAAAACGCCGGTATTTCAAAAGAAGGAAAATCCTTTGAAGGCTGGTGCGGCGACGTTAAATAAGAAAAAGAAGGGAAATAAAGGGATGGAAGTTTTAAATGACGATGACTGGGAGAGTTTGAGAACATTTCAAACTACCAAAATCGAACAAAAGGTTGGTCTAGATGCGCAAATCGATCTCATTCGTTCGCATTTAAATAAAATTTCTGATAAGAGTTATACTGACATCAAAAGTAAGATTAGTGAGGTTTTAGATCAAATATTTTCAGAAACTGATGCAAATGAAAATATGTTACGTGTTAGCACGATAATTTTTGAGATTGCCTCTACCAATAGGTTCTTTTCAAAGTTATATGCTGATTTATATAGCGACTTGATTGATAGGTACGAAATAATGAAGGAAATATTTAAAAATTGTTTTGATTCATTTATGGACCTGTTTAATAATATTGAGTACGTTGATGCGGATAAGGATTATGATGGTTTTTGCAAAATTAATAAAGATAATGAAAAGAGAAAGGCGCTTAGCGCATTCTTTGTAAACTTAATGAATAATGATGTTATTTCAAAAAATGATTTGATGGACCTGTTTTGCAAACTATTGAGACAATTGGTTTCGTTTATTGATGAAGAAAATAAGAAAAATATAGTTGATGAGTTGACTGAAAATATAGCACTCTTATATAATAAGGCACTTTTTGAAGAGAATAGCGAAGATTATATGATACATGGATCTTCAGTATTGGAAACGATTACTAAATTGGCAAATAGTAAGGTAAAGACCCATGCTAGCTTGTCAAATAAGTCAATTTTCAAGTTTATGGATATGATAGAGATGTAAATACAGGATACGGGAACCCAGGTTCAACAAAGTAACCCCGTAAACCCTCCTTTATCAACGGGAACCTGGATTAAAAAGGTTAATTTTCAATAAATTAAGGTTGTTATTGAAAATGGTAAGGTCTTTACCTTCACGGAGGGAGGGAGGGATAAGGAATCCAGCTTTGCTGGATTCTGTACAGCGTGGGGTTCCCCAGCTACGTAAAACAATATTACTTTTGTTTGCCAGTTAGTTCAGCATAAGTTATTTTATTTTTTTTTATTATATAAATGCCTCCTACACTGAACATTAAGTAAATTATAAATAGGAACCACGATGTTTTTTTGTAATTAGAAATGCATAAATAATTTAAAAACCATGTAAAAAAAAGTAGTAATAAAATATCTATTACTAACTCAGTAAAAAAGTTTTTTTTATTATTTTTGTAATCTTTTTTGTAGTAATTATAATACCAAACGCAAGATACTATTGTTATAACAAAGTATAACTTAGCTGGCAAACAAATAGATTCCATTTATATATATATATATAACATTTTTTTCTAAAATATGTTTTAAATAAGCATTTAAAACTTATTCTTTTTTAACATGTAAATGTTAAATGAATCAGATGAAAAAAAAACGCACGATGAACACATCGAATATATTTTAGAAAACGATGAAAATAACAATGATATTGGATTCAATATTAACGATTTTATGAATGATTTTAATAGTATCAAAGTAGCGGATGATGCAAGCACATATGAAATGGACGAGATGTACTCGTCTGTAACAGATTACGACGAAAACTATACTCTAAAACAACTTCTCCAGATTTGCGAGTTTTATGGTTTTACAAAAAGCGCCAAAAATAAAAAGCTAGATGTTATCGGCGCAATTGTTATGTTTGAAAACAATACTGAAAATGGCGCAATAGTTTATCGACGCAGACAACTATGGCATTATATAAGTGAATTGAAGCGGGATAAATTTATGAAAAGGTTTATTATTTGGTAGCGGTGAACCCAGGTTTCACGAAGTAAGACCCCTGCTAAATAAAATGTTGCCTTGTTTTGCGCTAGCGTTATCCACCGGGAACCTGGATTAAAAAGAGTAATTTTCAATAAATAAAAGTTGTTATTGAAAATGGTGAGGATCTTTCTTTCCCGAAGGGCAGGAGGGGGCGAGCGGGGGTTACTGCGTTAAACCTGGGTTCCCCGCTATTTTGCGCCACTTTTTAAAAAGTGGCAAAGGATTTAAATATTTATACACTATATAAATACAATGGTATTGTCAAAAATAAATAGCAGTGAAGTGAGTTATCCAGAGTTGAAAAGTGTCGACCCTGAAGACGTAAAAATGAATGCAAATTTATATCAAATTGAAGCAAATGGCACAGAAATTATAATTGCTGTCGGTTCTGCAAAAAATAAGTATGAAGATAAGAATGTCATATATTTTCCAATTTATTTAGTAAAGCACAACAATAAGGTGGTAGCCATAGGGGTTTATGAAATAAAACCGGTATCGATTCATAGTGTATTATATGACGATGGCAACATAGCCGTGGAAAAGTTAAATGAGCCATTGCTCTATAAGTTTGCTACTAAGGAATTTTTGGAAAAGAACAGGCTTGTTCCCGAAACTTCTCTCAATACTAGTATATCAGAAGAGGAAGAGGAAGAAGAAGAAGAAAGCGAGGAAAAAGTAGAACTTAAAGAAGTTGTCAAGGTTCCAGAATATAGAAGCGATATATTTACGTTAACAGAAGGGGCGTCCGTACCAAATAAGTTGAGAGAAGAAGGGCAAATGGAAGCAAAAGATATGCGAGATAAATATAAGGAAGAAAAAACGGATTCTTGGATAAGTAGGTTTATGAAAAATAAACATTACTCTACTATTAACAATGAAGGTGGCGGCGATTGCCTTTTTGCTACTATTCGTGATGCTTTCTCTCAAATTGCGCAGCAAACCTCTGTTAAAAAACTACGGGAACGATTAGCTGATGAAGTCCACGAAGAGACTTTTTTAAATTATAAAGAACAATATGATATGTATCAGACAGCACTAGTACAAGAAACAAGTGATATCAAAGAGCTGGGAATAAAATACGATGAAATTAGAAATCGATATAGTTCAACGCTTGATAGAAATGAAAAAAAATTATTGACCGAGAGTGGTAAAAAAGTGAAAGAACAACATGACCGGCTAGTTAAAGAGAAAAAAGTTACTGCAGAACTTTTAAAAGAGTTTCGTTTCATGAAAAACGTAGATACATTGGAAAAATTCAAGGCTAAAATTAAAACTTGCGAATTCTGGGGAGAGACAATGGCTATTTCTACTTTGGAGCGGGTTTTAAAAATAAAGTTTATCCTTCTCTCTGTAGAGGCGTATACATCGAAGGACTTGAATAATGTATTGCAATGCGGTCAACTGAATGACTCTATTTTAGAGAATGCTGGGGAGTTCAAACCGGATTACTATATTATTGTCGAGTTTTTAGGGTGGCATTATAATTTAGTCTCGTATAAGAAAAAGCAGATATTCGAGTTTAGCGAAATTCCTTATGATATTAAACGACTGATTGTAGATAAATGTATGGAGAAAAATTCGGGCGCATTTTCGTTGATTCCAGATTTTAAAGAATTTAAAGGATTAGGAGAAAAATTGAAAGACTCGCCTTCTTTCGAAGACTTGACAGAAGCAAAAATTAGAGGGGTTTACGATGATAACATTGTCTTCTTATTTTATTCCAAGTCGGCATCAAAACCTTTGCCTGGTAAAGGCTCTGGTGAGAAGATCCCTGGAGACCAAATGAAAGAATTTGCTAGTCTTGCAATAATTCCGGATTGGCGGAAAAAGTTATCCAACTTTTGGCTGCAACCATTTTTAGTAGATGGTAAACAATGGGCTAGTGTCGAACATTATTACCAGGCGTCAAAGTTTAAGAAAAATAATCCTGCATTTTATTTATCGTTCTCTATAGAGTCTGGAACAGACTTATCAAAGAGCCCTGAGATGGCAAAAGCCGCCGGTGGAAAGACTGGAAAATATAAGGGAGAATTGATACGGCCAAAAGAGGTTGAGGTTGATCCCGACTTTTTTGGAAAGAGGTCTGAAAAAGAGATGTATGATGCGCAGTTTGCCAAGTTTTCGCAAAACGAAGAGTTGAAGGCCTTATTATTAGCTACAAATAGCGCCAAATTAATGCATCATATGAGAGGTAAACCGCCAGTGGCGTTTGATAATTTAATGATGATACGTGATAAGTTGAAGCACACTTAGCAGGGCGATAATGTTGATAAAAATAGGATATAAAAATAAGATATAATAAAATAACAAGCTAATATAGATAATGCGACTCACAGAAAATAGTAAAATTATTATGAATTTTTTATCCAAAAAAAATTGTATACCTGAAATGAATCATGGTAAAAAAACTGATCAAATATTATTGCATTTATATGAAGAAATTAAAGCGGCAGCGACCTATCTTGCTAATTTGAAAGACAAACGGAAGTTTAATGACTTTTATAATGTTAAAATAAGTCGCATTAACAACATTAGTGAAATTCCGAGACCTAGACTTTATTCCGATAAGTCTTTCCCCGAAAAAGTGCGAGCTCATATAAATGAGCATGCTACGTATTTAATTGTCTATACTTTTTCACTTTTTCAAAGGCACATCAGTTTCAAATTTATTGTTGAGGATGACTCTATTCACGAGCATATTGGAACATATAATAATTATGTTGACATGATGTTAACTTGGATGTATATTTTGAACGACTACTCGTCCAAGGAGTGTTCCAAAGAGTTGGATGTATATTTATATTTTACAACCTTGAAAAAAATGTTACCAGAAACAAATATAAGCGTTCTTAGTGAAAACAATGTGAATACTGCATATACAACTACATGTCCAAAAATCTCCGATATTGTAATATTCCGGCGGGAAGAATGGTTCAAGGTGTTTATGCATGAAACTTTTCATAATTTTGCGCTCGATTTTTCGGATATGAATGTGGAGAGTTGCACACGGCGTATATTGACTATTTTTCCTATTAAATCTGAGGTAAATTTATTCGAAGCATATGCAGAATTTTGGGCGGAATTTATGAACGTGTTGTTTTGCTCATACTTTGCTATGAAAAACAAAGATGACGAAACTGAGTTCCTTGAAAATGCTGAATATTTTTTGCAATTGGAGAGAACTTTTGGGTTTTTTCAGTTGGTTAAAACATTAGACTTTATGGGGCTAAAATATAATGATTTGTATTCTAAAAATGGTCAGAGTGTCGCAGCGAGGGAGCTTCTGTATAAAGAAGACACAAATGTATTTTCTTACTATGTTTTGAACTTGGTTCTTTTTAATAATTATCCTGGATTTTTGTGTTGGTGTGATAAGAATAATTTGTCTCTTTTGCAATTTAAAAAGACGCCTAAGAATTTGGATGAGTTTTGCAACTACATTGAAAAAAATTATAAGAAAACATCTTTGTTGAATGGTGTTGCATGTACTGAAGAGTTGCTAGAAAAGTTGAAAGCATCAAAAAAGCGAATTACTAATTCAAAGATGAATTATTTGATGCAAAATATGCGAATGGCTGTTTGCGAGTTAGGCTAAGGTAGCGGGGAACCCAGGTTCCCCCGCTCGCCCCCTCCTGCCCTTCGGGAAGGAAAAGACCTTATCATTTTCAATAACAACCTTTATTTATTGAAAATTGACCTTTTTAATCCAGGCTCCCGGTGGATGAAGCTAGGCTAAGGCTAACTTTTCCGAAAGTTGAAAAGCGTTATTAGTTAATTTTTTATCAATAAGATATGGGATAAAAAATTGAATTTAAATGTATTGTATAATTTTAAGCAATATACAAGATGAAGCTATTTGATAGACTTACTCAAATACCTTACCTTATACAAGATTCGGTCGTTTTTAAAGAATTAATTGACGAAAGAGAAAATAGTTTAGTTCCTATAGCAGAAGAGTATTATTTTAAAGACATTGCTCATTTGCTTACAAACACTCTACCTCAAATATTGAATATTTTGAGATACTGGGATATTAATCCGCTTCCGTATGAAGTTCTATATTATGTTATTAAAAATAAAGAACATTTATTAGGCTTGGACAACTCTTTAATAAACTACTTTCAGGAAATTAGTGTTATTGTTAACGCAGAAGACGAAGATTTATGTAGTGAAGCGGCGCGCATTGGTAGTTTAAATCTTCTTCGAATTGCCCATGAAAATGGTTATCCTTGGGACGAAAGTGTATGCACTATTGCAGCGGTGAATGGTCATCTCAAGTGTTTAATTTATGCCTATAATAATGGTTCTGGTTTAGATGACTATATTTATTCTGATACGTTGAAAGCTGGACATAGAGATTGTTTTAAATATGTGGCTAATTTATGTGGTCTAAAGCATGAACTTAATCACATGTATGAAGTAGTCGAATATGAGTAGCGGGGAACCCCGGTTTAACTACGTTGCCGCCCGCTATTTTGTTTTATTTTTTTTAGTGAGAAAATCGGGTCAATATATTTTTTGTTTTTACTTTTGCTATCTTTCCTAGATCCTTATCTTCAAATCCATTTATTTTACACTTTTTCTCATTTTAAACGCCCATTTTACTGAAACAACCCTTTAAATAATATTGCAACAGCATCTTCATTTATGGGTATACCTTGTTGTCTAGAAAACTGAGCTAGCATATCAGTAACCATCTTTGTATTAGTTTGAGCTTGTTTCTGTGCTTCAATCTTCTCATTCAGTAGGTGAATAGACTTATGAATAATTTCAAACATAAACAAGTATTCATCGTTTTTCTTTTTTTGTTCTTCTGCCCTTTTAGTTTCTTGTTTTACTAAATGGTGTTGTGGGCCGTTCCTCTGCCATTTTAGCCACGCTTCGCTAGGAGCTTGTTCATATCCAGGAGGTTCGGGCTCTTTATATTTTTCGGCAACGTTCTCAAGTTCTCGCTTTTCTTTGATAAATGTTTCCAATGCGACTAAACATTTATCCATATCTTCTAGGCTATCACATGTCCCACATTCCTTTGCAAAATGCCCTACCTTTCCACATATAAAACACTTATTTTTAGCACTATTACTCATTTTATCCAACATCTTCAAAGTAGCCTCATCTAGGAATTCTTCACAGAAAGACCCCCCTCGCACATTTTCAATCCCATACTTATCCATATAAATTCGGGTGTATTTGTCTTCATCATAATCATCGCAGTCGTTAATCAACTCTAGAACTCGAACTGGACTATATTTTCTAGTCCAAGCAGAACCACCGGAATGGAAATGTTGTTCTATTCTGAAACCAGGATTATTTGTCTTTCCGACATAATACTTTCCACCCACCAATTCTAAAATGTAAATGTGTACCATTTTTCTTTTTGATGTTAGTAAAGATTAAATATTGTTTTTGGTTTCAATTTTTTGTTATTATAATGAATTTTTTAAAAGTGGAAATTTTGCTCCACTTTTTTTAAAAGTGGAAGTTTTGCTCCACTTTTTTTAAAAGTGGATTTAAAAGTGGAAATGGAAATGTATTTATATTGCCCATTCCCTATTGATTTTTTATTAGCTTTCCAAGCTTTACTAGCGCCATCAAAATCTATATTGACTTCATATTT